CGAAAAGAACGACATTGAAGTCACCGGAATTGACGACGAAGATCAGGTGTTTATCCCTGGCCGTCGCTCGGCTCAGGAGCTGTCATTTCAGATCGCCTATTCGCCTTCTGACACCGTACACGCGGCAATGCGGACGGCCTACGAGGCGAATGCGGTCACCGGCGTAGCCATGACCATCGTCAGCACCGACACCGGCGCTGCTTCCCGAGCGTTCAGCGGTTACGTGAAGCAGTTCACCGAAACCTTCGATCGCGACGGATTCCTGGCCGCTGACGTTGTCATCAAACTGACGACCCCGATCACCCTCACCCCGTAACCCAAGCCGGGGCGGTTCGCCGCCCCGTTTCCTTCATCATCATGCTTCCCTATCCAGAATCAATCGACCTCCCGTTTCGCGGGAAAACCTTGCGTACGCGCCTGACCCACAAGGCCGTCATGAAGGCAGAAAACGACCTCGGCCTGAACATCCTGTATTTCCAGGAGCCTATGTTGCTCCGGAAGCCGGTGGCCTTCCAGCTCGCGGCGTGGCTCTACGTTCTTACTGCCCACAAGCTCGCTGGCGTGACTCTTGACGAGTGCATAGACGCTAGCATGGGCGACGACCGCGAAGCCTACATGGGCATGTTTGCCAAGTTTATCGAGCAACTCCAGCCGGTGCTGATGGACCTGAACGGCCACCAGGAGGCGACCGAGAAACCGGCCCCTTTAGCCGAGTCCAGTGGTGGCGAGAGCGATGGGCCACCGCTCGAATCTACCTCCGCATAAGCAGCGCTGAATTCTGGGCGTTGACGCCTTCAGAGTACGCTGACCTCTGCATCGTGTATATGCGCAAGAACAGGAGCCCGGACGATGGCAAGAAACCCAATCAGCAGAGGCGGAAGACGATGGGCCGTTGAGTTTGCGAACCTAAGAGAAACTCAGGTCACGTTCCGCCAGTTGTCAGATGCGGTATCTGGCGTGACCGGCGTCAGATCCAACCTGACGGCGGCTGCCGTTATATCGTCAGCGTTTAAGGAGGTGTCCGAATACCTCCGAGACAAGATCAAGTCTTCCGCCGCTTCCAAAGGCGTGCCAAATCGCGTCCAGGCTGCCGCGTTCGCGTTTACCGACCTGACCAAGGGTAAGACGGCCCGGAAGCAGCGAAGCACGCTGGTGGGCGTCCGCAAGGGCGCACCGCCGCGCAAGGATAGCCGACTTTACGTTGAGTGGAATGGAGGCGGAAAGACCATTGGAATGTCTCTGGCCACCATCTTCGAGAAGGGAACGACGCGGGGCATTAAGCCGACACGGTTCTTTAGGACGGGATTGTTCTCGTCACGCTCCTACGTTTTGCAACGCCTGACCGCCGCCTATAAGACAGCCATCGAATCGCTCAACAGGTAACCATGGGATCAACAGCAAATCTACTCGCGCGTATCTCAGCGGATGCCTCTCCGTTCACACAAGCCATCGGCGAGGTGAACGCGGCCCTCGACGCTGCCAACCGCAGGGCCCAAGCAACTTCGGGCGGGTTCCGTGCGTTCGGAGACCAGCTAGGCAGCATCGGCAGCGCTCTTTCGATTGGCATCACGCTGCCGGTGATTGGGCTTGGCGCGGCGGTTATCAACTCAGCGGCCAACATGGACTCGCTGAAGCGGGGACTGATCGCCGTATCGGGTTCATCCGATGAAGCCGAGCGCCAGTTGTCCGCGCTGAAAGAAGTGGCCAAGCTGCCCGGCCTCGGGCTAAAAGAAGCGGTCCAGGGGTCGATCAACCTTCAGGCGGTCGGCAACTCGGCGGAGCAGTCGCAGCGCATCCTGAAGGTGTTTGGTAACGCTCTCGCGACCGTCGGGCGTGGCCGTGAGGATCTACAGGAAACCATCCGGCAGTTGGGCCAGTTGGGATCACGCGGCGTGGTGACCGCTGACAATCTGAAGCCGCTGATCGAGCGCATTCCGCAGCTATCGACGATCATCCGTGAGAAGTTTGGACCGGAGGCGTTGGGCAACCCTGCCGAGACCTTCAAGAAGCTCGGCATCAACTCGAAAGAGTTCATCGAAGTCATCCTGACCGAGCTGGGCAAGCTGCCGATGGTCACCGGCGGCGCAAAGAATGCCATAGAGAACTTCAAAGACGCGGTAGATCAGACGGCGGCGCGGATCGGCGATAAGTTGCTGCCTGCGGTCGAGGCGTTATTGCCAAAGATGGAAGGTCTGGCCGTTGGAGTGGCGGACGCAGTAGACGGATTTATGGGATTGCCCAAACCCATTCAGGATGCGGCGCTGGCGTTAGGCGGGTTTGCTCTTGCCGCAGGCCCGCTGCTTTCAGTATCAAGTGCATTGGTAAGAATTGGAGTTGCTATCCAATCCGTAATTGGCTACCTAGCTCTTTTGACCCCGGCGACCGCAGCCCTTGGGTTGGCGCTGGCTTATATCGTATCAATTGGGCCTAAAATCGTTTCGTTTTTTAGCGAAATGGCGCAAGAGCTTGACCCTCTCAACGCCAAGTCTAACGACTTTGTTAGAACCATCTTGCGCAATTTCCCAGTAATGGAGCAAAGCATTCGTGCGCTGAACAGCAGTATCGGAGGGCTAAACAACGCTCCTTCCACTTTCCAGATATTGAGCGACACGACGGGAAAATTTAGGTCGCAGGTGCTTGGGCTTTACGACCCAATGAAAAAAAACACCAACGCGATGCAGGAAGCCATAATAGCAGCGGCTGACATTAAAACAAGCTATCAGGACATACAGAAAGAAATTACAAAGCTGCGTGAAGCGGAAAATGAACTTCTTAAGCTCCAAGCACAAGGAGTTGACGTTTCCGGCAACCTTGCAATCGTCCGCAAGGAGCTAGCGTCGGCCATTAAGAAAACCACAGAAGCCGTCGAAAAGCATAAAATTGTCGTCATCTCTTCCTATGAGGAGGACTTCAAGACCGCTGTCCTGAAAGAACGCCTCTCGCTCCTTCAGTCCGACTACACGAAGCGCTTGAACGATGGCGTCATCGCGCTTGCGAAGTATAAGGACGAGACTGGGGCGGCTGCGGCTGCAGCGGAAAGATTCCGCATTACTGAGTCTGCCCCGATATTGGGCGGCTCGATTGCGTTTCCTAGCGTCAAGAATCTTCCGAAACTCAACGACATGTTTGACCCAGAGCAACAGCTCAGGCAAGCGACCGAACTACAAAAGCTCAATGAAGCGCGGAACCGCGCCAGGGCCAAGGTTGACCTGGATATTACCCGCGAGAACATCAAAGACTCGCTCAATGAGTACAAAATTGCGCAAGCGAAGATACGCCAAGCGATATCGACCATAACCACCGACTTCTCCAAAGGCATAGCCGACATCATCACAAGCGGCGGCAAGATCGGCGAGCTATTCGAGAAGCTTGGCAAGCAGATCGCGAACACGCTGATCCGCACGGTGATAGAAGGCGGTATTAATCAGGTAACCAAGTCTCTAGGCGGGCTCCTGACGTCGCTGGGGGGCGTGGGGGCCAAGGTGGGCGGGCTGTTCGGGGGCGTGGCAAAGGCTAGCTCGAGCGCTGCTATACCAGGAGTGCTTGGCGGTGCGGCTAACGCTGCTATACCGGGAATTACTGCAGGCGCTCCAGCGGCATCAAGCTCGCTCGGGTCTATTGCCGCTGCCGCTAACCCAATCGTCGCCATGGTGACCGCTGTGTCGAGCGTCGTCTCGGCTATTTCAAGCGTCATTTCAAACTTTCAATTTGCGGCGATGAATAAGACGCTGGACCTGATCGAGAGAGAAGTGCGCTATACGAAAATTTACACCGGCGGTCAGAGTAACTCGATCCTGAACACAGCCCATGACAGCCTAGAGGCGTTGAGGTCAATAGCGGCTTCCACGAAGGGTCTTGTCGGGATAAACATCAGCGGAACGCTGAACGATGCCGAGACTAAACGATTGATTGATGATCTGCTGAACGGCAGCGGATCATTCTATGCAAAATCAGCTCGCACGCTAATGGAAATTCATCAGGCTATCGTTGGCGGATTTGCCGTTCTGACCGGTCAAGTCAACGCAGCTAACAAAAGAAACATCTTCGAAAAGATATTCAGCGGCGGAGCGCTGTCGAGCGGCAGCCTGTTTGGCGGGTTAGGCCAGGGACTAAGCGGCGCGTTTTCTTCAGCGATCGGCGGCGTTATAAATTCAGCGGTTGGCGGCGCTAAAGAGTCTACACTAGGCGCTGTTGAGAAAGAAGTCCGCTTTTCGCAAATTCATTTGCTCAACATTCTCGAAAAGATGAATCAGTATCTGCCGAAGCTGGCGGATATTCACCAGCGGCTCGTCGAGATCATCGTAGACGGTCTGAAGATTCGCGAGGGCGGCGAAGGGCTGACCGTGAATATCACCGTGAACGGCTCGATGATTGGCGGGCCGAACGTCGCTGCTGAACTCTCGCAGATGGTCGTGAATAACCTCAAATTGCAAGGAGTCCGCGCCTAATGGGTATCGCTATCGTAGTGGGCGGCACAACGCGGAACGACCGCACCAGGCCGGCCACGATTCAGATCGAAAAGAGCCTAGCTGGACGGTCCACCTTGAAATTTGGAACGGTTCACGGTTCGTATTATCCGACCGTCGGGCAAAGCGCTTCAGTGATCCACCAGGACACCACCACGACGTTATTCTCGGGTTCTATCGACGAGGTGACGCGCCGAGTGCCGTCGGATCTGATCAACTCCGCTCACGTGTACGCGGACGTGGCGGCGGTCGACTTCGCGCAGACGTTTGACCGGCGCATCACCGGGCAGGTCGAGTGGCGGGACAAGACGGTTAATACCATCATCACGGACCTCTGCGCGGGCCTTGGCGCGGGCGAGGGAATCGATACTTCGCTGGTGGCGACCGGCCCGGTTATCCCGTTTTTCTCCGTGTTTTATTCGACGTACAAGGAAGCGTTCGACGCCGTGGCTGACCTGGCGTCTATGGCGTGGATTATTCGCCCCGACAAGAAATTGGTGTTTTTCGTGCCGGCAGCCTACACCGCACCGGCCAACATCACCATCGCCAACGTCACGTCTATCGAGGCCCGCGAAACACGCGAGGACTACATCAACACCATCGTCGTCCAAGTCTCGAATGCTCTGCGCGACCTCGCGACGAAGAGCTTCACCGGCGACGGCACGACGAAGAGCTGGGAGCTAGACTATCCGGCCAATTCGGTGTCGAAGATACGCGTCAACGACGTCGAAAAGACGCTGGGCATCGACGGTGTCGACACCGGCAAGGATTGGTATTGGCAAGAGGGCAGAGCCACGGTGGCGCAGGACGACACGGCCACGGCTGTCGGCGTCGGCGTCATCATCGAAGTCGACTACGTGGGCGTGGACTCGGTCCTGGTGGGCGCGGCTAACGCTGGGCAGGTAGCAGCGCGGGCCGCCATCGAAAGCAACACTGGAAAGTATGAGCGGTTCATCCAGTCCGCAACGCCGCTCACGAAGGCGGACGCGCAGGCTAAGGCTGACGCTCAAATAGCCAACTCGGCGGCGCTCTCCACCGTGGTCCGCTACACGACCAACGACGTCAAGGAGCCTGCCGCGAAGGGCTTCGAGCCGGGGCAAACGCAGACGATCACCTGCTCGCTGCTCGGCATATCCGGCACGTATCTCATCCGAACCGTGTCAATGTCCGCGTGGCCCGTGCCGGACAATCGCAGCGAGCAGTGGGTGTACAACGTCGAGGCGATCCAGGGGCCGGTGACCGGCGATTATCTGGCGTTTTTCCGGGCGTTAGCAGGCGGCGGGGCCGGTGGTGGCTCGCTTACGGGCTCCTCTGGCGCGACCGGCTCCAGTGGGGATGCTCCGGGTATCCACTACCTGGGCGGCGCTGCCTCGCTGACGCTAGCGCTAGAGAAAGGCCTAACGCAAGAAGTTCTGCTGAATCGCGCCACGACGACGATCGCTAATGCGACGTTTAACGGGGCGCCACCGACACCGGGCCTTCAGTTCACCATCATTATCACCGTTGACGCGACTGCGGGACGCCTCCTGCAATGGGGCGCGCCGTTCCTCGGCACTGGCGGCGTCTCGATTGAGTCAGAGTCTGGCTCGGTCAACATATTCGAGTTTTTGGTCATGCGCGACGGCACTTTCCAGCGGCGAAACACGCCAGCGATAGGAGTCATTTAATGCGAGCATTTCTGCTACTCCTTCCGGTATTGATGTTCGGGCAGACGAAGTTTAATCAGATCCGCATCATTACGAGCATGGACGGCACCGCGCCGGGCCAGATCGAGTTTGACACCTCACGCGCAGACAACAAATCGGTGGTGCTGAAGGCCCCCGCGACGGCGACGGCTGGCTATACTCTCACCCTGCCAATCGCAACGCCTGTGACGACCGGGGACTGCCTAACCGGCACGACGGGCGGCGTGCTGTCGTTTGCATCCTGCGCGGTGGGCGGCTATTGGACTTTGAGCGGGGCTGACATCTATCGGCTCACAGGCCTGGTCGGCATCGGGACATCGACACCCGCGACCGAATCGACCAATGCAAGGCTATCGGTCGTCGGGGCTGCGGCGCAAACGGCGAGCACGCTGGCTACCTCGAACTCGAACGCTGGCTTAACTGTCCGCGGCAATTCGTCGAGCGGTTTTCAGCTTGCCATCGGAGCGACAAGCGTCGACGGATCGCCGTACATTCAGGGAGTGACATTCAACGGAGGCGCGTCGTCTGCTAGCTTAATCTTGCAGGGATACGGAGGCAATGTGGGCATTGGAGCGGCGACCTCACCCGCCTACAAGCTCGCGATTTCCGGGACGCTCAACGCAACCGGCGCGGCGACGCTGGGCAGCACGCTCACCGTCGCCTCGCATATCCTGACGACCTCGGCGTCGGCCTCGGACATCGGGGACGCGACGAACTATTTCCAGACGATCTACGCCGAGAACATCGACGCGGCTCCGGCGGGCATCGCCAACAGTTATCTGCGGGCGCGGAAGTTTGAGCTGTATGACATAAACGGATCGGCGGCGGCGTTCTGGGATCAGCGCGTCAACGCGACCAGCGTCACCAGCGCGTGGACATTGCGCGATAACTCAGGATCGCGAGCGCTTCAGTTCAACCGTCAGGTTGTATCGACTGCGGCTAATTACGTTTCTGTTTTCGGCGAACTCCGGCCCGCCAAACGGGCGACCGTTGACGGTGACGCCGTCAACGATTCGGTGTACCCGGAACTGGGCAATACGACCGACCGATGGGCCAACGTCTGGGCGGCGGCTGGTAGCTTTTCTGGCACGGTTGCCGCCGGAACTTCATTTAGCGCGCCGACTGTTTACGCCACTACGGCGTTGTCGGGCGGGCTCGATGGTGTAACGGTGGTTGGCAGCTCGTCGGTGCGCATGTCGAAACTGTGGTCCTATGACCTCTCGGCGACCGGCACGGTGCAGCTCGGGGCCTCCTCCACGGTCGGTTACGTGTGGAAGGCCACCGATACAGCGGGGACCGGCGGGTGGGCGGCGGACAGCTCCGGGCAGTGGACGACCAGCGGCAGCGATATTTACTACACCACGGGCAACGTGGGCATCGGTACCACGGCCCCGCGCACCACGCTTTCCGTTCTGCAAAGCGGCACGGCCAACACTACCGCTGACACGCTCGGCCCGGCTGTATTCAGTGGGCCGACCGCTGGCGGGTACGCGGCGATGCTTGTGGTCGACTCCAACGACGCTATGGCCGCTAACATAGGCGGCTCGATTGGGTTCTACGGGCGCAACACGACCGCCAGCACGAGTAGCAGCTATTTCGCCTCGATCCACGGCCTCAAAGAAAACGGCACCAGTGGCAACCAAGCGGGCTATCTCGCTTTTAAGGTGCGGACGGCAGGAAACGCCAACCCCGAGGTCGTGCGTATCACCTCAACCGAAAATGTCGGCATCGGGACCACGAGTCCTGGACATAAGCTCGACGTGTTAGGGGCTTCCGCTAAAATATACGCAGGCGGCACGACTACAGACACAACTCTGCACATTGGCAACGCTGACGTTGCATTGCCGGGGCAGGGTGGGTTTTTAACATTTCACGCTTCCGCTGCGACTCCGTACCTTTCGATTAACGCTCTGTCACAAGGCGTTAGCTATCGTAGCGTTGTGATAGTGCCATCAGGCGGCAACGTGGGCATCGGCTTGCCCAACCCCGCGTACAAGCTCGACGTGTCCGGAACGCTAAACGCTACCGGCGCGGCTACGCTAGGCGCGGGGCTTGCGGTGACGGGCAACCTGTCGTTCACCGGCACGCTGAACACGGCTATCAGCACGACTGAGTTAGGTTACCTTGACGGCGTGACCTCGGCAATTCAGACGCAGTTCGGGGCGCGTGCGCTGACCTCGACGACTATCTCTACGACCTCGCCATTGACCGGCGGCGGTGACCTTTCGACCAGTCGAACGTTTGCTTGTGCGACCTGCGTTACGACGGATACGACGCAGACTATAAGCGGCAGCAAGACGTTCTCAGGGGCGCTGACGATGGGCGCGAACTTCTTGGCTAACTCGGCCTCGGCTTGGGATATCGGGAGCGCCACGAACTACTTCCAGACCCTCTACGTTGAGAACATCGACGCGGCTCCCTCTGGCATCGCCAACAGCTACTTGCGAGCGCGGAAGTTTGAGCTGTTCGACATAAACGGATCGGCGGCGGCGTTCTGGGATCAGCGCGTCAACGCAACATCGGTCACCAGCGCGTGGACTCTGCGGGACAACGCTGGTTCGCGTGCATTGCAGTTCTATCGGCAGTTTGCGTCGTCTGCGGCGAATCACGTATCTGTTTTCGGCGAACTCCGGCCCGCCAAACGCGCGACCGTCGACGGTGACGCTGTGAACGACGCGGTATACCCTGAACTCGGCAACACGACCGACCGCTGGGCGAAGGTGTGGGGCGCGACGGCAGACTTCTCAGGCGCAGTCATTGGCAGCTCGTTCAGCGCGCCGACAGTGACCGCTACGACGGCATTTCAGGGAGGGCTTGATGGCGTGACGCCTATCGGTAGCTCGTCCGTAAGGCTATCTAAGGCGTGGACGTATGACCTGTCCGCAACGGGCGTTGTGCAGCTCGGGGCCACCTCCACGGTCGGGTACGTGTGGAAGGCAACCGACACGGCAGGGACCGGCGGGTGGTCGGCGGACTCAGCGGGGCAGTGGACGACCAGCGGCTCGGACATCTATTTCAACACGGGCAAGGTGGGAATCGGGACGACGGCCCCGCGCACCACGCTTTCCGTTCTGCAAAGCGGCACGGCGAACACGACCGCTGATACCCTCGGCCCGGCTGTATTCACTGGGCCGACCGCTGGCGGGTACGCGGCAATGCTTGTGGTCGATAGCAACGATGACATGGCCGCAAACATAGGCGGATCCATCGGATTTTACGGGCGCAACACGACCGCCAGCACGAGTAGCAGCTATTTTGCCTCAATCCATGGCCGCAAGGAGAACGGCACATCTGGGGATCAAGCGGGCTATCTAGCCTTCAAGGTGCGGACGACCGGCAACGCCGACAACGAGGTGATGCGCATCGCCTCAACCGGCAGTGTCGGCATCGGGGTCAGTCCATCCTACAAGCTCGACGTCGCTGGCACGCTGAACGCGACCGGGGCGGCTACGCTGGGGGCAGGGCTTGCGGTGACGGGCAATCTGTCGTTCACAGGCACGCTCAATACGGCTATCAGTACGACCGAACTCGGTTATCTTGACGGCGTGACCTCGGCGATTCAGACGCAGCTTAGTGCGCGTGCGCTGACGTCGACGACAATCTCGACGACCTCGCCATTGACTGGTGGCGGTGACCTGTCGACTAATCGGACGTTTGCCTGTGCGACGTGCGTTACGACCAATACGACGCAGACGATCAGCGGCAGCAAGACGTTTTCTGCAGCAGTCATTGGCAGCAGCTCGTTTACAGCACCGACCGTGAACGCTACGACCGCATTTCAGGGCGGACTTGACGGCGTGACAGTTATCGGCAGCTCGTCGGTGAGGATGGGAAAGGTTAACACGTACGACCTCGACGCGTTTGGAACGGTTAACATCGGCGCTGGCTCATCCGTTGACTTCTCCGGCACGGTCACCACCGGAGGCTCGTCTACCTATTCCGGCACGACCTCATGCGGCTCAGGTCAAGCCGTCAAGACCATAACTGTTTCGCGTGGCTTGGTCACTGCGGTTACCTGCGGCACTCCATAATTTCTATGCGTATCATTATCGCAACCACGACGCTGGCCCTCGCGGGCCTTGCGCAGACTCCGCTCACTGTGGAGGAGAAGCTAGGCATCGAGAATGCCTCGCTGAAACTACAACTCATCGACGCCCAGAAGGCCGAGATCCAGAAGCAGGCCCAGTCGGTATTCGAAGCAGCGTGCAAACGTGCCGGCATTGCCGTCGACGCTTGCCAGTTCGACCAAAAGAACCTGACGGTCTCCAAGGCCCAGCCGCCAAAGGTCGAAGCCGCGAAACCAGAGGCCAAGAAGTGAACTTTAGAAAAGCAATCGTCGAGACGCTGGCTTACCTGACATTGATCGCCGGACTCCTGATTGTCTGGGCCATCTGCGCCAATGCCCAGGCCCCGACGCTCTGCGGTCGCGAGTCTACGGTCGGCAGCGTCCGCGTGTTGATTATCTGCCAGGACTGGCCTGCCATGCGGGCCGCGACCGGCTTCGCTGGATTTCCTGACCTCAAAGGCCAACAGGTTTTTATGCGGTCGACTGATCCGTCCGTAACCGGCTTCCGCGTCAACCTGACTTATCGCAAGGAAGGCGAGACGATCACGGTCACCTTGTTCTCGCCGGTCAACGACAAGTACGACTCCGGCGTCGGCTGGGTGCTTGGCGATGTCGAGATTATCACCGTCCGCGTAATCGAGTTGCGCGACGTGTCGGCGGCGGTCATCCAATGAAAT